GCAGTTACAGGAACCACAGGAACATTTAGTGGTGCTGTATCAGGAACTACAGGAACATTTACTAGTGATGTAACCATTGCTGAAAATATAGTCCATGCAGGAGATACAAATACACTGATAAAATTCCCTGCTGCTGATACAGTTTCAGTAGAGACTAGTGGTAGTGAGAGAATTCGCATTGCATCAGACGGTGCTGTTGGTATTGGAAGTAATAGTCCAGATGCTTTGTTAGATATAACTGCTGACAGTGGTGGTGCTAAACTTTTCTTTACAAGATCAAATACTGCTGCTAATACGAATGATTTTGGTCGCATAGAATTTCGTAATATGGATAAGGATATGGTTGCATCAGTTAAAGCAAGTAGATATAGTGCTGAAGATGATGCATATCTAAAATTTGAAACACAAACCACTGGCGGGTCTGAAGCTGAGAGGATGAGAATTATGCCAACTGGTCAGATAAATATTGCTGGTAACTATGGTCAAACTACTTATACATTGTCAGTGACTGGAACAATAAATGCAACTAGTAACATCACTCAAAATGGAACAGCCCTTGCTACCAGTGGAAAAGCAATTGCCATGGCAATGGTATTTGGATAAATAACACTACGGAGATTTTTTAAACAATGGCAGCCCCTAATATAGTAAATGTAGCAACTATTACTGGACATACAACAGCAGGTGCACTTACTACAAGTAACCAAGCATTTGTCACCTGCGGCAATGAATATGTTTATAAGGTTAATACTATCATAGTATCAAACGTTGATGGAACAAATGCAGCAGATGTAACTGTATATTATTATGATTCAGGATCTACTAATAGGTTTCAAATAGTAAATACTGTTTCAGTACCTGCTGATAGTACTTTAGTAGTTCTTGATAAAAACTCAGCAATTTATTTGGAAGAGGGAGATAAGATAGAAGGATTCGCAAGTGCTGCTAGTGATTTACAAATGATAGTTTCATATGAAGCCATTACTGATTAATAGGAGACTGTAACCATGAGTAAATTTATTGGTGGTAGAAAAGGACCTGCTATTGATCTGCAAAAAGATGCTGATTCTGGAATTTATAATTTAAAAGAACAGTATCAAGGATCTAGATTAGGTGGATGGGATGGTGGTAATGTTGCCACTGGAGGAATTATAAGTGATTATATAGAACCAACAGGAGAAATTTATAGAGCACATATATTTGTAGCACCTGGAACTTTTGCAGTAACATCAGTTGATCCAACTTACAGAGATGTTGACCTACTAGTTGTTGCTGGTGGTGGCGGAGCTGGAGGTGGTATCCAAAACTACTGGTCTTCTGGTGCTGGTGGAGGTGGAGGTGTAGTAGAAGTCAGTCAATATACAGTTGCACCAGGTTCAAACTATGCTGTTACAGTAGGTAAAGGTGGATTTGGTGGTTCTTATGGTCCATCAAATTCAGAGGCTGGAGATAATGGAATAGACTCAGTATTTGATGCACCAAGCGCACCTATGACAATCAGAGCTAAAGGTGGTGGTAGAGGTGGTGGATCAGGACCAGCTGTTCCAGTTAATGTTCAAAAAGGTAGCACAGGTGGATGTGGAGGAGGAGCAGCTGCTAGTGGTAACACTCAGACTAGTGGTGCTACCATAGGCACACTAGGTGGAACAACTACACAAAACTTCACTTCTGTTAATGCCAATTACCCTGATAGGGGAGGTATTCGTCAACATGGTTTTAGTGGTGGTATGGGTGATCACACTTATACTGGTGAAGGTGGTGCTGGAGGTGGTGCACAGGGAAAGGGAGCAGATGTTTCTCCACCTTTATCAGCCACTGGTAACAATGAAGGTGGTGCTGGTCTTGAAAGTTATATTGGATATGGTAAAGCTGGCATAGCTATCACTTGTTCAAGAGGTGGTGATATGGGTCCTGCTAATGGTGGTGGAGGACATGGTGGACATCCAGGTGCCTTTAATGGTAATGGTCCTAATAATGATCAATTCTCTGTCTATGGTGGTGGAGGTTGTAGTGCTGGTAATCCAAACTCATCAGAACCAGGTGGAACTGGTGGACATGGTGTTGTAATTGTTCGTTATAGAATAGGTAGATCAAGAACTAGTATAAATCCAGAAAGTCCACAACAAGCAACAGGGGGTGCAATTAGTTTTTACAATGGAAAAACAATTCATACTTTCTTACAACCTGGTGCATTTGTAACACCATCATCATTTGATAGATCTGTAGAATATATTGTAATTGGTGGTGGTGGATCTGGAGGCGATGATATTGGAGGTGGTGGTGGTTCTGGTTCCATCACTGCAGGTAGCGTTCCTGTAGGTGCTTCAGTATCACAACATGTTGAAGTTGGTAAAGGTGGACATGCTACTGTTCATCCTGGCATAGGAGACTATAGACCACTTGGTAATGGTGGAAATTCAACATGGGCTGCTCCTAATGGTACAAAAACTGGTTATGGTGGAGGAGCAGGTGGAATTCCATCTTCACCTCAACAAACAGGAGCACCTGGTGGATCTGGTGGTGGAAATAGAGGAAATAGAAATACACCATCTGGTGGAGGTGGTGTTGGTAATGCTATAGGTGGTAATGCTGTAAGTCCCTCACCTAGTGTTGGTTGGGGTAATGATGGTGGTGGAGCTGCTCCAGGCACTGGTGGTGGTGGTGGAGCTGGTGCTGGTGCACCTGGACAAGCTGGACAACCTGATGGTGGAGGAGCAGGTGGAGTAGGATTACAAATACCATCCACATTTCAAAATCCAATGTCTTCAGTAGGATATCCTGGTCCTGGTGGCGGTGGTTATTGGTTTGCTGGTGGTGGTGGAGGAGGTGGATTCCCCACTCCAAATACTCCAGCTAAAGGTGGTGCAGGACCTGGTAATGCTGCTAACTATGCAGGTGCAGGTGAAGGAAATGGTAATCCAGGAGGAGATGGAAATCCTGCAGAACAGAACAGTGGATCTGGTGGAGGTGGTGGTGCACCATCAAATCCTAGAGACGGTGGAGCTGGAGGATCTGGTATAGTATTGTTAGCATACACAACTTAATATATGTTTGATAATTTTGTTTATGAAAAACAGTGTTTGACTTCTGAAGAATGCCAAGAGGTAATTCAATACTTTGAAGAGTCTGATGATCAATCACCAGGCAAGGTAGAGCATGGTTATAGACCAGAACATAAAGATTGTGTAGAAATTAATCCCTGTCTCTTAGATAGAAATAGGATGAATGAGATAATAATACCAGCTTTAAATTCTTTAACTCAAGATTATGTAAAGATGTATCCTCATTTAGATATAATTGATAAGTGGGAAGTAACAACAGGATATAATATTCAAAAATATAATCCAGGTCAGGCATTTCATGTTACTCATTGTGAAAACAATGGTAATGGTAATAGAGTAATGGCATGGATGATCTATCTCAATACTGTAAATGATGGTGGTGGAACTGCTTTTCCTCATCAAAACATGATATTAAAGGCAGAGGAAGGTAAAGGAGTTATTTGGCCAGCATATTGGACACATATTCATCATGGCATAGTAAGTAAAACAGAAGTTAAATATATTGCCACTGGTTGGTATCAATGTCTTAAGATGGCAAGAGATAAAAAACTTCAAGGGTTACAAGAGGTCTTTAAGATTTTAGGTTGACACTAATTTTAATACCATATATAATGGAGATGAATTTATTATATTAGAATAGTAAATGGCGTTACAGAGTGTTTGGTACTATACAAATCTCCCTGAGGACATAGTAGAAATTATAGAGAAAGATATATCTAAAAATTTTGATGATCAGATGGCAGACTCTAGGTTACATGGTGATGCACTGAATAAGGATAAAAGAAACTCTCAAAATGCTTGGATTCCTACAGATCACTGGTTAGGTGGTTTTATGTGGCATTATGTGCAAAGAGCAAATAGAGAAAATTTTCTGTATGATTTAAGAGGTATTGATGCTGAGAGTATGCAATATACCAAATATGAAGAGGGAATGTTTTATGGATGGCACAATGATGCAGGATTATCAACACAATATAAACCAGTTTCTAACAATAATCGCTCAGAGGGATTACATCAAGATTGGGTAAATGAGAATATAGAATTGGTGAGAAAATTATCTTTTTCATTACAACTCTCTGACCCTGATGATTATGAAGGAGGAAATGTTCAACTATTAGATGAACTTGGTAAGAGTTATATTACACCTAGAAAAAGAGGGACTATAGTTTTGTTTGATTCTAGGACACAACATAGAGTTCTCAAAGTAACAAAGGGCACTCGTAAATCTATAGTTGGGTGGGTTGTTGGTCCACGTTGGAAGTGAGGTAGTTATGGCAGAACAAACTACAGAACAACTCTTAACCATTCAAGAGTGGAATAATCATGGAACCACTTGGACTAGAAATAAAGAATTTGATAAAAATGGATATTATGTGGTAAAAGATTTATGGGATATAAAAGAACTTTATCATCCTCTCCCACCTGAGAGAGGACAATTGAATTATTGGGGTAAAAGGTTAGATCAATTTGAACATGAACCAGTAGAAGGACAAGTAGAAGGATCTGTTTCTAGATATAATCATCCACAATATAGAAGAATACACATAGGAATAGGACATAAGATAGCAGAGATTATAGGACGTAAACTTTATCCAACTTATTTTTATGATAGATATTACTTTCCAGGTCAAGAGTTAACTAGACATGCAGATAGGGATGCTTGTGAAATATCAGTTACTGTTCATGTAAGCACAAATATTAAGGAGGACTGGCCAATCTGGATCAAAACACCAGATGTATATACTGATGAAACAAAAAAGCATTTAAAAACTAAAGGGAAAAATAGATCTGTTGTGTTAAATGCAGGAGATGGCATGATATATAAGGGTTGTGAGAGACCACATTGGAGAGATAGAATGCCAGGAAGTTTAGATGCTGCTTTATCAATATATAATAAGGAATTAAATGAAGAACTTTATTACCACCAAATATTCTTTCATTATGTTTTACAGGATGGACAAAGAGCACATTGTGCATGGGATAGAGCAAAGTAAATTTGTGGGTGTTTAGTAAGATAAATAACTAAAAATAATAGATAATGAGCAATGAGCACATTAAAGACTAATAATATACAACATGTAGATAGATCAGATCCATCTATCATCATTAACACTGATGGTAGTGTGAACATTGCTGGCACAATGACATATGAGGATGTCACAAATGTAGATGCAGTTGGTATAATTACAGGTAGAAATAATATTGATGCACAGAAACAAGTTCTTGTAGGAACTGGTGTGAGTGTGAAATCTGGTGGTTT